CTTTGGACAGAAAAGTATCGTCCTACATCTTTACAAGATTTGGTGCTTGAGCCGGGTAGGGTGGAGAAGTTTCAGGAAATGCTTAGCGTTGGTGAGGTTCCCCATCTAATGTTGTTAGGCACGCCCGGATCTGGCAAGACTACTTTAGCTAAGATCTTGATTGCCGGGCTTGATTGTGATGTGTTGGTTTTAAATTCCTCAGCCGATAGGGGTATTGATATTGTTCGTGATCGGGTGAAGAGTTTTGTAACTTTACGCAGCAATAAGCGTTGGCGTATTGTTTTGCTCGAAGAGGCGGATAATCTCACGACAGACGCACAGCAAGCAATGCGTAATTTGATGGAAGAGTATTCCTCACGCGCCCGGTTTATTATGACTGGAAATTATAGGAATCGATTGATAGATCCAATAAAGTCCAGGTGCCAGGTATTTGAGTTTTCCGCATTGCCTCAAAAGGAATGTGCTAAGCGGTTGCGGTTTATTTTGGATGCGGAAAGTATTAAATATGATGTGGATAGTGTGCTTACGGTAGTTTCTATGTATTATCCTGATATGCGTAAGATCATTAATGCGGCACAGTTATCGGTGACGGCGGGGGTATTGAAAGAGATAAGAGATGATATTTCGGAAAGAAATAATCTGCTCATTTTGATTAAGACTAAAAATATTGATGCAATTCGGTCGATGGCGTATAGGATAGACGCTGGGGACGCGTACCTTTACATTTTTGATCATATAGATCAGATCGTGTCAGATCCTATTTCTCAAGTGCAGGCTAGGCTTTGGGTTGGGGAGTGGAATAAAACACACACCTTCTCGGCAGATAAGGAAGTGCACTTTTGTGCTTTTTGCTTGGGTTTAATGAGTGGGGCCTACAATGGCCGATGATCTTAAAGAAGTTTTTAGGGATGAGCGTTGGGAGAAAGACCATAAGTATTCTCATAAGCGGGTGACGATCGAGATTGATTTTACACAAAGCCCTCCATTGTGTGAGGTTGAGATTTTAGAAGCGATTCAGTATATTCAAAAGAAGCATGATCTTATTATGACGAGGGCACGGTATAAAAGTGAAGAGATTGTTTGATGGCTGATGATTTATTTGCCGAATTAAAAAATTTATATACTAAGGAAGTTCCGTTGCGATCACCGGAAGATTATAATTCTGTGATCTTTATGGTCAACCGGTTTCTCAGTATGGATAACTCATTATTACCGGTCGCTGCGGAATTTTCTAAGTATCTTTATTCTTTGGGTGGGCGTTGTTATCACTTGTGGTGGGGGTTTATTAAGCAGGGGCCACGTCCATACACGCCCTATGTTAAAAAAGATAAGTTAATGGATGAGGATGCTGAGCGTGTTAGGCATTTAAAGAAGTATTTGAATTGTAATGGTGTAGATGCTTATGCTTCGTTACTGATTTTAAAAAAGCAAGGAATTGATGTTGATCGGTATTTCGGCATTGATGTTTCCGTGAAGAAGAAAGATAAAAAAACTAAAAAATGAAAACCGAGCTTTGCAAATCCTGCCCTTATTATTCCTGTAATCCGGTATCTCCGAAGAAAATAGAAAATGCGGATCTTATGGTCATTGGGGAAGCCCCCCAAGGATGGGAAGAAGAGCCGGTGTCCGGCGCTGCCGGCAAATATGCTAGGCGAATAATCAAAGAAGTGTTTGGCGAGGGTAGTAAGATTGTTTACACGACAGCATGCCTATGCCGGCCCAATAGCCAAGATTTGAATGCTCAGGCGTTGTCTTTGTGTTCAAGTCAATTTCTGTTTAAGTTTATTGAGGAATGTAACCCTAAAGCTATTTTATGTTTGGGCAGTATCGCTAAGAAGATATTTTCGGAAGGTGTGGTTTCTGATGTGTCTGATGTTTTAAGTTCGTGGGGTGGGCGTATTTTAGGTACGGCTTCTCATCCTGCTGTTGTGCTGCGTAACCCTGCTATGGAAGCTGATTTTAGGCGTATTGTGCGCCAGATCTATAACACAGTAAACCCAAAACATTTAAAAAAAGAGTTGTTTACGGTATATGATATCGGGGCTTTAGATAAAGCCATGGAGGATATATCTTCATGGGAAGGGTTTGTCGGTAGTGATATTGAAGCTACCGGGTTGGATGTTTTAGCGCCGGATTCAGCAGTGACTCATATTTCATTTGGTCAAGGATCACGTGCTTATTCTTTGTATTTCTTAAAAGAAGTAGATCCAATTTTTAAAGTAAGGGCGTGGCAGTTTGTTAAGCGGCAGTATGCCAGAAAGAACGTAAAGCATGCATTTCATCATGGGGTTTTTGATACGCAGTATTTACGATATCACGGAGTGGAAGTCGGGCCATATGTTGATACGGAAGTTATGATGTTTTTATTAAATGAAAACCGTATTATTAATAATTTAAAAGATCTATCTGCGGAATATGTGGGTAATTATGAGTATAGTATTGATAATAAGGATTTTATTAAATACGGTATGTACTCCGCCGAGGATTCGTTTATGGTGATAAATCTCTTTGAGCAACTGAATAAGTATATGACGCCGGCATTGTGGCGTGTTATGGCTGATCTTATAATTCCTTTTATACGGCTAGTTCAGGAAATGATGTTGACGGGATTGAAAGTAAATAAAGAACAAGCACGTTCAGTATCTCGGTCGCTTAGAGAAGAGAAGATAAAATTATATGCTGATTTTTTAGAAAAGTTTAAGATGTTTCGCGGTATTAATATAGCATCTAGTGATCAGCTTGTTAGGGTTTTGCAATCTCAGGGCGTGCCGTTGGGTAAGCGTACGAAGTCTAAAGAGTCCTATTCGGTTGATTATGAAGTGTTGCAACAGTTATCTGCGAGTGGTTATTCTTGGGCAGATTACATTATTAAGATGCGAGAGATTGATAAGTTGACGTCAACCTATGTTGATAAGCTTCCTAAGACTGTTCAGGCAGATGGGCGTATTCATTGTGAGATCGACGTGTTGGGCACAAGTACGGGTCGCCCGTCTTGCAAGGCCCCGAATTTGATGAATATACCTCGTAATGATGATATTTATAGGATGTTTGTTGCGGATAAAGGAAAGATATATGTGTATGCTGATTGTAGTCAGCAGGAAATGAGGACTATGGCTTCTTTGGCTAATGAGCGCGTTATGATTGATGCATATCACAATAATAAAGATCTTCACAAAATGACGGCATCTATGAGCACCGGTAAGTTTATTGATGATATAACGAAAGAGGTAAGGCAGATTTTTAAGTCTGTGAACTTTGGGTTACTTTACGGATCAACAGCAGAAGGCCTTAAGTCTTATTTGTTTGTAAATTGTGGTTTAGATACTACGTTGGAGGAGGCTACTAAATTTAGAAATGATTTTTTTAGTCTATATCCCGCATTACCTGTTTATTACAAAAAGTTGGAAGAGGAAGTACGTACTACTTATCAAGTGGTTTCTCCGTTGGGTCGTATTCGCAGGTTTCCAAAAGTATATTATGATTTGAACATAGACACGAGATGGCGTAACGGAGGGTATGAGATACCAGTGGATATACGTAATCAGGCATATAACGCACCCAATCAAAGCGCAGCTTCGGATTGTGCGGTGTTTATTATGTGTAATATGCAACGATTAATGCACAAGCGTAAGTTGCCGGCGAAGTTTGTGTTGACTGTTTATGATAGTTTTATGATCGAGGCTGAGAATAATAAAGATGTTATCTCAGAAATCACAGGCATAGCGGAAATGGCAACACACGATATTTTACCGGCAAGTCCTTTGTTTCAATGGCTTAAAGTGCCACTAAAGCTTGAGTATTGCGTCGGCCCATCGTGGGGCGATCTTGAGGAAATAAAAGTTTAGGAGACTTTTTATATTCATTTATCCTTTATTATTGAAGGGAAAAACAACAGGAGGTAGGCGTGGCTACAGATAAATTTGATGCGGATTTAAAGATTGAAGTCAGTTCCTTTACTTGGGATGGAAAATTAAGTGAGGTTGCTCAGATACATGATGATAATCTAAGAGCTGATATCACCCGGCAACCTGGTTTAGTGGCATGGTTTGGTGTTGTGCAGGTCGAGGCTGAGGATATAGCTGAGAAGTTAAGTAATGAGTATGATGGGTTGAAAGATGATATGTCACGTGCTAGGGCGGAGTTGGATTTGGAATTGAGGGCGCAGGAAGATCCCAAGATTAAACTGACAGAAAAGGCTATTGAGGCACAACTTATTACTAATCCCAAGATTAAAAAAATAAGTTTGGCTATGGCCGAAAAACGAGATCAGATCAGAGAGGCAAACAAAAAGGCGTCTATTTTATCGAAAATCGTTAAGGCGTTAGATCATAAAAAGGAAATGTTAATCGTTATAGAAAGAATTGACGGTAGAGAGGATTTTGCACACGGTAGGAGGGGATGATAAAAGGTTATAAAGTTCGTATTTATCCGAATAAGACGCAGATTGCACTTATAGAGCAAAACTTTGGTGCATGCCGTTGGCTTTATAATCGTGCATTGGCGTTAAAGCGGGATAGGTATGAACAATATAAAGATAATATTAGTATGTATGAGATATCAAAGATGTTGACTTTTTGGAAGAAAACAGAGGAATTAAATTGGCTAAAAATTCCTAGTTTGCCGGTATTACAGCAGTCTCTTTTACAGCTAGATAACGCATATAAAGGCTTTTTTAAAGGGAACGGATACCCTAAATTTAAAAGTAAGCATAATAAACAAAGCTTATCTGTTCCTACTAAGGTGTTTTTTAAAGACAATAAGATAAAATTTCCTAAGCTTGGTTTATTGAAGTATAAAGGCTCTAGCGCCCCGGAGGGGAAAATAAAGACATGCACAATAAGCCGAGTACCGAGCGGTAAATATTTTATGAGTATGAAAATAGATAATGGTAAAGAGTTACCTAAACTTAAACCTATATGTAATGCTATTGGTATCGACTTAGGCCTTAATAGTTTTATTGCACTATCCGATGGCCGTAAGGTCGATAATCCAAGACATTTTAAAATAGAGAAAAAGAGATTAATAAAGGCACAGAAACGCCTTTCACGGTGTGTTAAAGGAAGTAAGAATAGATTAAAACATAGGATACGGGTTGCAAAGATCCACGAGCAGGTTAATAACCGCCGAAGCGATTTTCTGCATAAGCTATCACATAGCTTGGTCAGTGAAAACCAAATTGATACCTTTATCCTCGAATCACTTAATGTTAAGGGCATGGTGCGTAATCACGCATTAGCGGGAAGTATTACAGACGCGAGTTGGGCAGAGTTTATTCGCATGATGAGCTATAAAGCGGCATGGGCGGGAAAGCGTGTGGTCTTTATTGACCGCTTTGCGCCGTCGAGTAAGCTATGCTCATATTGCGGATATAAGAATGAAACATTAACATTAGGTGAGAGGGCATGGGAATGCCCGCAATGTGGCGTAAAACTTGATAGAGATATAAACGCCGCATTGAATATAAAATATATAGGGATAAATACCGCAAGGAATGCGGGAATTGACGCTTGTGCAGATCACGCTAATAGGCGGGTCGATGAAGCAAGAATATCTGTTAAAAGATAATTTCGTGTTAATAGTGATTGCGAGGATTGACCAGAAGGAAGATCACGCTCATCCATCACTATGACCGTTAAACAAAAGGAGGACGTATGGCGTTGAATCTGAAAAAGACCGAAGAGGCGTATAACAGCAGCAGGGCTAACCGGCCATCAGCCGGCGGCGATCGGTGGAAACCGAAAGAAAACGAATCTAGTATTATTCGTCTTATTCCTCACACGATGGATTATTTTGATGGTGAGGTTGTGGACATTGGTTTTTTATACTTAGTGCATTACAACGTTGGGCCGGAAGGGGCACAGACTGTTGTTACCTGTCCTCGTACATATGACGTAGAAGGTGATCCCGAAAGAGGCATTGTTCCTGTGCGGCATCGTTGTCCTATTTGCGAGAAGGTTATGGAGTTACGTAAAGGGGATGAGCAGCAAAAGGCCAAGGCATCGGAGTTAGGAGCGCGGCGTCGTTACTTGATGAATATTTTGGATATGAATGCTGTGGACAAAGGCGTTCAGGCCTATGAATGTGGGGCCACAGTACGAGACGGCATTTTTGCGTATTGTAATCAGAAGTACGGTGATCCTATGGATATCACGGCAGGGCGTAATTTTACACTGACTTGCGTTGTGCCTAACGGTAATAAACGGAAAACTGATTATAAGATTATGCCAGATCTTACACAGACGTCTGTTAAGAAGCTTTTGCCACAGAATTGGAAAGAGCAGATCGCTAAGTTAAAAACTATGCTTCCTAAAGCATATTCATACGAACAGATCAAGGGCATTATGTTGGGGTCAGTTGAGCAGGAAAAGACAACGCGGGAAGTAAAAGAAGCAACAGGCGGGCAACAACCGGCGCCACAGCAGCATCAGCCTCCCGAACAACCACCTCAGCAACCGGAAAATCCCCCTGCGAATACCGGAGCGTCGCCTTGTTTTGGTGAGGAGTATTCCACGGTCGCCACATCTAAATGCCAGAGTTGCGCACAGAAAGTAGAATGTAAAGCTAAATATTTGGGTTAATTACTTTGGTTTTCGGCCGGAATGCCTTTAGGGGTATTCCGGCTTTGTTTTTAAGGAGGCGACATGGCAAAGAAAGAAAAAGATGCGGTAGATGTTTTAGAGGTTCTTGCTGGGGGCGGTTTTGAGGATTTTTCTATGGGTAAGCAAGAGCAGGTAAAAGATTGGGTAGATAGCGGCAATTACGCACTTAATCGTATTATTTCTGGGGATTATTTTAAAGGGTATCCTATGCGCAAGTTGATCGAGTTGTTCGGTGAACCAAGCGCCGGTAAGAGCGCATTGCTAAACACCGCCCAGGGTAATTTTCAACGCAAGTACGGTAAGATGGGGGTTATTATCCCTGATGATCCCGAGGACGGTTTTGTACCGGATTATGCGGCAATAATGGGTGTTGATCTTACTCGGTGGCCAAAAGAGAGCATTCAATCGGAGACTGTTGAGGATCATTTTCGTAATATATGGGAGGGCGCTGCGGCAGACAAAGACACAAAAAGGCCGAAGATAACGGGTAAGGTTCCGTTTTTATTTGAAAAAGTTCCTGATGCAAAGATCATGGTTACGCTTGATAGCGTGGCTATACTGTCTACAGATCATGAGCGTGCCACAGGCGTTGGTACGAATGATATGACCAAGGCTAAGGTGCTACGTGCTGGGGTGAGGCGTAATTGGCCATTAGTAACTAAGAACGATATAATTTACATGGTAGTAAATCATGTGATGTCGGAGATAAAACAATACGGCCCATCAGGACGCACGACAGGTGGCGGCCGGGCTATTCCGTTTATGTCCTCGGTTCGTATTGAACTTACGCATAAGAAGCAGTTAAAGTCCGGTGATACGATAATTGGTATTGAGACCGAAGCTTTTGTTAAAAAGAATAAAGTTAGTCGCCCTTTTGGTAGATGTGTAATTAAGATTATTTTTGATAAAGGTATTGATCGTATGAGTGGTGTGTTGCCCTTGTTGCTTTCTGATGGGATACTCGTTAAGAGCAGAAAACAAAACGCAGAGGGGTACAAGTCAAAAGACGGTAAGTGGTTTTCGGAAGATGATCTTAGTGCTATTACTGAGGAATTGTTTTTGTCGTTGTTCGATAAACGAGTAAGTTTAGAAAAAGAAAAGGAAGCTTCCTGTGACTAGGGTTTTGATAAAAAAAGAAAAAGATGATCCGATAGCTTTACGTGCTTCTGTTGGTGGTAATGAAAAAGATGGTTATTATTTGGTTTATCGTGGTAATCTCCAATTGGTAAAAAAGATGATTAAAAGAGTTCAGGAGGCTATTGATATTTATGAGAAATAATCAATAGTAGGCAGAAGATGAATGATAAATATTCTAATATAGGTGGGCCAGTGATCAGGACGATTGAAGAGTGCAGCGAGCTGATAAAAGAGTGTTGTAAGGCGGAGCGTTTTGGTTTGACGTCTTATCATCCCGAGGATGGGTTGCGGCGTACTAACAGACAACGGATACGAGATGAGATTAAAGATGTGCGCAGAGCACTTGATGAGTTGGAAAAGTATTTAGAATAAAGAAGGGGTTGTTTTATGAGAAATAGATGGATTGCGGTAGATTTCGACGGTGTTTTGAGTAGTTATTCGGGGTGGAAAGGTTTTGATGTTTTGGGTGAACCTAATGCTCATATGATCGAAGCAGTAAAAAAATTCAAACAGTTGGGGTTTAGTATTACGATATTTACGACTCGTCCGGCAACTCCCGTATTGATCGAGTGGTTAAAATATAATGGTGTTCCGTATGATAGTATTAATTCCAATGGCCATAATCCGCCCATGACGAGTATTAAGCCTATCTATCATCTTATTATTGATGATCGGGCTTTAAATTATCATGGTCAGGGTGTTGATGAGGTGGTGGCGGAAGCTAAGAAAATAATAGATAAGGAATTTTAAAACGAGGTTACTGTTGTGAATATGCCGATATATTATTTAG